CACTGTCGCGTGTGTTCACGTTTCCGTGCGAGCTGTTCCGCAGTAAGCTTGACCGGCTTTTTCGACGCTTTCGCCTTCTTCTTTCCGACTGGCGGCTTCTCAGACGGCTTGCGCCTACCACGACGAAGAACTGCTATGTCAACCGCGAACATTTTCATGATCTCGTCGGCGGTAGGCTCATTCATTCCGTTTGCTCCAATGATGCAGTAGTCCTCTCGATCACGTACAACACGACGGCCTCATTGTTGCCCAATGCCAGTGGGTTCGCTGCCGTGACGTTGATGATTTTCCACCCATCGTCCAAATAATCGATGAGTTTTGAATCATTCTGCACACGCACGCCGTTACCGTTGAACTTCGTGTATACGGGGATTAGCTCATGTTCCATTATTTCGTCTCCCCGTCCTTGCCGCTAGCATTGTCCCAATCGCAGGAAAGACCACCTCCCCCTTGTAGACGTTGAAGCGGATGCATGTCACGGTCCTACCGTCGTGCAACTTGATTCTGCACTCATCGGTCGCGAAGTCGCCTCGCATATCAATGCAGTTGCTACCGTTCTCAGCATCGTCAGCATACGCTTCATTACCGCATCCGGCCAGTGGGAAAACCATTGTCACGGCCATAAGCACGGCCATTAGCCCTCGTTGAATATTCTTGTTTCCTATCATTTCGTCTCCTTGATTTGCTTGATGATTCTCTCGTATGCTCGATGATGGAATATTCGCGTCCGTAAGACTGAGCATGGTTTCCAATGGAAAAGCTCGACTTCACTGGCGTACACGGGTAGGAACCATTTATGACAGTCCATGCAGTACATCAGGTCGGAGTGGAATGTGACCTTCGGATGCGGATGATCGTATCCGCTACCGCAGGATACCGCGACGAAGCATCGCACTGAGCTTTCATCCTTGGTGGGATACCCGTACACATAATCCCGTCTCATTCCGTCACCGCATGTCGTTCCACTTCGAGTACTTCCTTCGCCCGATCGATGAAGTCTTCCCGATAGCCACAGATTTCCCCGGCGTAATCCCACGCATCGTCTTCGTCCTTCGCCACATAGTCGCTTTCGATGCCATCCCACTTCTTGCAGCTTCGCCATAGCAAGCGTTTTGCCACGGCCTCCACCTCAACGTCAGACGGTGGCGCTTCGCGGCCTCGAATATAGGCTTCCTGCAAATCGTCAGTATTGGCAGCGAAAACCTTCTTGCAGCCCGAACCGTCATTCCAGTACTCGGTCGAGTACGCCTTTTCGGCTTCATCCTCTGAGATACTCAATTTGTCCTCTTTCCGTTCGCTTTGACCATTGCCCAGAGAATTTCGCTCGCCGGACGCCTCCTGTATGACAGGTCGTTGTAGGACTGCACATAGTCGAGAATCAGTTTCGAGCCGGTCGAATCCGGTGTCAGGATCGCGTTCACTCGCGGCGGCACCATCTTCTGCCATACGATCTCGTCGCACAGTTCCTTCGTGCAGACCAGATAGTTCTGATCGCCGTAGAACGTCAGTCCGTTGCCGCTAGTGAAGTCAGCCATGCATGACTTGACCTCGTAGAACTCGAAGCAGCCTTTCTCGACGCTTGCGGGCACCGGTTCGCCGTTGATGTTCCAGGGCTTGAAGCCCACGTAGTCCACGCGCCTTTCGTCGGGCGTGTTACGGTCGAAATTGACCTCGCTCGCCCAAAAAGCGGTCTGATTCCTCAACCTCTTCTCCACCAGCTTGGACAGCATGGCGGTGGTTTCAGCCCTGCTCATTTCTTCCTCCTGAAGTACTTGTATTCATCGTGATGGAACAGGAACAGGTGAAGTCTCCACACCTTGACTGCCAACAGGCCCTTGAGTGTGATCGCATACCCGCCATGGACACGCTTCATGAGCTTCCTATCGGCCAATGATTCAAGTATTCGGGAAAGCTCTTGGTTCCCTCGTTGTTGCCAGATGTAGGTCATCCCCTCAGCGATATACAGGCAACACATGTCCTTGTCGTATTGGCTAATCATCATTAGCCTCCCTCTCAAGGATGTAGACGTTCGTCGCTGTGACGGCGGTATCACGCAATTCCGTTGGTGGCATGGTATCCACCCGCAGAATCTTCCAACCCTCGTTCAGCAACTCTTCAAACACACCCATATTCATCAAGGTGCGCTCATCGCCGTAATCACTCCAAAAAAGTGGACAAACCTTGTACCGTTTATTCATTTCGCGTCCTCGATTGGATTGCAGTCATGTGGGGCCAGGCTTATGTCGCTGACCGTGCAGGCGTATGATTGATTTCCGTCGCGCATGATGATGGTTCTGGCGGTTGTCACTTCTTCCCATATGCAAACGCAGAAGACAATGAATATTGCGGCCGCAGCCACCGCCATCAGTCCGATCAGCAGGTTTTCGGCGATGTCCAACCAATCCGGTTTCCATTTCATTTTTTCGCATCCTCGCTTTGATTCGGCACCTCGGAAGGCATCGAGCCGGAATAGCCGAGCAGGTGACGGCAGTAATTGATTACATGCTCGTAAGCCGTCGTCATTCCGTCGTAAAAGTCGTACACTTCTTCGTCTGGATTATCGGAAACGTTATTAGCTGCATCCCACTCTTTTTGCAGAAAGTCGATGACCTCATGCAGTGTCTTGTCTTTCTCAGTCACGTTCGTCGCCATTGTTATTCCTTACTGCTCTTATCGTTCTTATCGTCATGGTCGAAGATGCATACGAACACGCCTAATAGCGTGAGTACGCAGAGTATCGCTATCACTCCCAAGGTGATGACGATGAACACGCTTGAAATATTCCAGCAAACATCATCCAGACTCATGTTGTCTTCTCCTCGCAGTCCAAGCATTTGAGCATTCTCACAGCCTCACCGCGAGTGGCCCAGCCGGACGTGAACAGTCGATTGGATTCTTCATCGGTCCTATCCGCGAAGCCGCCGCCATGCGCCCTGCTCCATGCGTCGCCATCATTCGTTTCCGGAAACCACCTGTTCACAGTGGTTTGCCGCTCGGTATCGAGGTTCGTGGACACGATCACCTCTTCGCGGTGGACATATCCGATGCAATAACCGCAATGGGCGCAGTAGACCTCTGCATAACCGGGTTTAATGAAGCCGAGTCTCACGCACATCATTCATCCTTCTTCTGCTCGCAGAATTGTCTTATCGCACTCTCGGCGTCGTAATAGCGTGCGACAGCGCGTATCCACGAGTTGAACGCATCTTCGGCAGTCTGACAGACCTCGCCTTGAAGACACTTCAATACGCACTCGTACCGGTAGACGGTATGACGTGGATTGTGATATGTGCATTTGCCGCTAACTATTATTGGCGCGTCACCGCAGTAAGGGCATCGAAGATAACTCTTGGGCTGGGGCTTCTTCTTACGCCCGAACATCACTCACGGCCTCCCCACATTCCTTCTTCGTTGGTTCCATAGTTTTTGCATTGGAAGATTCGAGCCAATTCCTCAGCGTCGTAAAGCGCCTGTTCCAACGCTTGTTTCCGTGAGACGGTCTTGGATACTGGGTATTCGCGTGTCGCACGAAACAGCCAAGTGTTCTCGATCACGTCCCAATGCCATAAGACCAGCTCATATCCATAGAATGTCTCATCCGGCATGGTGTAGCTATGACGGATGCTGACCGCGTATTGGTCGCTCATGCGCTCACCTCCTTGAGTATGTTCAATGCCTTCACGCCATCAACCACATGCTTTCCGCCTGCGTTCACGCTGATGATGACCGGCTGGTACACGCCTTCAACCATCAATGATTCGCAGATTCCTTCCGTCGCGCCTCGTAATTCCTTGCGGAGTTTCGAAGGCACGTATCTCAAATACCCGTCGATGATCATGCCTTCGTTGAGTTGGATTATCGCCCTATGCCCGTCGAGCATGCTCATGGGCAGCGACCGCCAGTCGGATAGGCTTTCATGCACGTTCATGGTCGAACACCCCGTTTTCCAATCGTGCGAGCAGGTCTTTGGCGAAATTGATTCCAGTCCCGCAGACGGCATTCTCGATGTCTTTCGTATGCTTGTCGGAAGATGGGTTGTCCCGCACTGTCTCACACTCATGAATGAGCGTGTGCAAAAAGTTGGTGAGGTTGGTCAACCGACGCTCCGCACGAGATGTATCGTTAAGATTCACTGGTATCAGCGGGAAAGCGTCAGCATCGAACGTGCGTTTGACCACGCTCCAGTCCATCGTTTCCAAATCCCCGTCAGCGAACAATTGCGCATCACAGTCGATATTGTGAATGTGCCAAGCGTCACCGTCGTAGCTCAACAGGTCTTCACCATCCCGAGTCGCATACCAGCCCGGTTCGGTGGGCATGTCATCAGACGAGTGCGCCTGATCGTACATGGCTTTCACCTGCTTGTAGATGTCATCCAGTTCCCTCCCGTCGAACTCCACGGTCAGACAAGTGCAAGCCTTGTCAGTGAATAGATAAGGCATTGTTTTGAAATCAATGCTTCTCAACATTTCACTCTCCTTCCTTGAATGATGCTTCCAACGTGTCAGCGAACACCTGCAATGCGTGCCTTACCTTCTCGTTGAAATCTTCCGGCATAACGGCTTCGACCGACATTGATCGCTGGTCCGTGAGAACGTTGTCGGACTTCGCGTAAACTGGAACATCCACGACAGCAGTCGCAAAATCTTCCCTTGGATAATCGAACGCGCTCACGGTGAACGTCAACTTGTTCGTGCCGACTCGCACTTTTCCGCTCATTACCGTCTCCTTGGTTTCTGTGGTGACTCCATGTATGTCTCCAGCATCCAGTCGGGCAGTTCCCCGCCTTTGGTTTTCAATTCGGGTATGTGTGGCGTCTTGTAGTATTTCGTCTCGTCCTCGAACGCGGCACGCTCTCAGGACTCCGTATCCACGATCCAGAAGCCCATACGATCCCCCATGGGGATGATTCGGATGCTCACCTGTTTACCTTTCCCCAGTGCGCATGACCACGATCATGCTGGGGAACGGTGCCGGACCGGTCGGTGTACCATCTGTTTCGAACTTGAGCCGTCCCTTGAGGAAACGTATTTCCGCACGATGCAGGATATGCTCTTGGAACCATCGCGTGTCCGTTCTGGCTGGCAGCAGCATGACGACGAGAGTGTTTTTGCGGCTGGCCTCCATACTGCATTTGCGCACCCACTCCGAGATTGTTCTGCCGTATGGAGGATTGCAGAAAACTGACTCCCCCCCATGAATGGTCGAAGGCGCTGTTTTCCCGCGTATAGTATTTCTTGCACTTGTGGTTCGCATCGCTGCTTGCCGCGTCCAACGTGAAGTGAAACTCCGCGTCGAGCTGGTCAAATAATTCCTGTGGGGTCTCCCAGTCCATGCGGTCGCTTGAATACGCGGCACCGCCGCTGCCGGTGAATCCGTTCACTGGTATTCCTCCACTGTGTCGCAGCCGATGTATTCGCCGTTATGCTTCAAACAAGCCCACGTCACATCACCGGTCTTGACCATTTCCATTTGAAAACCCGCATTGGTCTTCTTGTCGATATTGGGTGACATTCCACAAATGAATAAAATCAAGACCACCGTGATGCAGCTGATCGCCGTGACGGCCACACGCGTCTTATCCATCACTCACCGTCCTTTGCGATGGCGGTGCCCATGGCTTCCCGATACTTCTTCGTCCGTTGGAACCGGTCGGCGAGCATGTTCGCGGCCTTGTCGATGATCTCGTCCTTGCGTTCTTCGAGGAAGCGTTGCAAAGCGTCCCCCATCAAGGTCTTCCACATGTTTTCCCGCGAATACGCGTTGGTGTGCGCGAAAACACTGTCCACGGCGTTTTTGGTGAGCTTGTCGAGCACGTCCCTGTAGGCGTATTCCTCGATACGGTTCTGAATGGCCTTGTCGTCAATGCCGATGGCGAACTGC